CCTTGTCACAGATGCAGAAATGCACCTGCGATTTTCTGCATTCTGCGTTACCTCTCGGAGGTGGCGTATGAAGCAGCACTACTGCATCGTCAATGACACCGTTAAAGAGAACCTCATCGCGTACATTCGCACCCTGCCGGTAAACCCTCGCGCGCCGATGGTGGTCGAGGCCCGGGAAGAGACGCGAACCGATAAGCAAAACCGTCTTATGTGGCCGCTGCTGAAGGACCTGTCTGACCAGGTTGTCTGACACGGCGAAAAGCTGACCCGCGAGGAATGGAAGGACCTCATCACCGTTCTGGTGAATCAGACTCAGGACCAGGAGCAAAAATCCGCGCCGGGCATCAACGGCGGCCGCGTTTATTTCGGCGTCCGCACATCCAAATCCAGCAAGCGCTACATGGTCGACGTGATCGAGGCGATTTACTGGTTCGGAACCGACCGCGGCGTGAAGTTCTCCGAGGCATCCAATAAGCGCATTGCCTGGGCGCAAGAGTGGAGGGCTTCCCGTGGGTAATCCTCTCGCACGCGTCATCACGAACGAAATCTTCCGCGTTCCGGCGCGCCGCAAAAGTAAGCCAGCGGTTAAGCCGTCCGACATCCCGACCTTTAAAGATTACACCGCCCGCCTGGTGGATCAGAAATGGCTGCGTCTCGCGGCACGGAGGGCGCATGGCTAATTTGTGCAAAGCGGCACGCGGTCGAGAATGTCAGGTGCGGATCCCAGGCGTATGCAACGGCAACTCTGAAACATCTGTCTTGGCTCATATCCGCCTGGCGGGTCTCTGCGGTACCGGAATAAAGCCGCCTGACCTGATCGCCACCATCGCATGCAGCAGTTGCCACGACGAGATTGATCGCCGCACCCGCCTGGTCGATGCGGAATATGCAAAGGAGTGCGCGCTTGAAGGAATGGCTCGCACACAGGTCATCTGGCTTAAAGAGGGGCTCGTAAAAATATGAATGAATACCGCATCAGCCTCCCGTGGCCGCCGAGCAACAACCGCTACTACCGGCATAACCGCGGGCGCACGCACATCAGCACAGAAGGGCAGGCGTACCGCGACAGTGTCGCCAGAATCATCAAAGACTCAATGCTGGATATTGGCCTGGCAACACCCGTGAAAATCCGTATCGAGTGCCACATGCCGGATCGCCGCCGACGAGACCTGGATAACTTGCAAAAGGCTGCTTTCGACGCCCTGACGAAATCCGGGTTCTGGCTCGATGACCAGCAGGTCGACTACTACAGCGTGAAGAGGATGCCAATCGTCAAAGGCGGCAGGCTTGAACTGACCATCACCGAACTGGAGGCTGAATGAACCACACAGACTTCCTGCGGTACCAGGCAGAAAGCGTTAAGCGCGCCAGCATGCCGCCAGTAGCAAAGCACAGCCAGACCAAAACCAACCAGCCACAGAAGGAAGCCGCATAATGAAACTGGAATTAACCAACGACCAGCATCAATGGGTAGACCAGTGGCTCCAGTTGTGGGGCGCATGGTGCCAGACCGGCAAGATTGATAAAGCGATGATCAACATGATTGCCAGATTCATGGCTACCGTCGAGCCCCAGCAAGCATCACGGCCGGTATGTAGTGATGATGACGGGATGCTCATTGATGCTGTCATTCGCCACTACCTGAAGAATGTGGATGAAAATGCCTGGCGGGTTATCTTCGCCTACTACGTCTGCAACTCCAGCGAGATCCGAATTGCATCATGGCAGCATGCAGTAAGTAAGCCTCGCCTGATGAAGACGCGTGGCGGCAATCAGTATAAACACCCAAGCATCTCGACAATCCGTAGAGAGGTGAAGCAAATCATCAATGCCTCACTGTTCTGTTTGTACCAACCGCTGCAAAATGCGTTTAACAATCGCGAAAATGTGAGGAAAATTGCAAAAAAGCCTCATAACGCGCTTGCTTTTCAATGAACAAATGAGCAGAATAAATCGTATATGTTGCCGTTGTTGTGTGTGACATGAATGAATGCCAAGCCTCGCCATCGTGCGGGGCTTTTTTATTTGCGGTACGCCGCACACAGAACCCACTACCTGGGACCCTTCGGCCAGAGAGCCGACATTGCCTTACCCTCACATTGCCAGCCTGTCGCTGGCTTTTTTATTTGCGGTGCCCGGTCATTGCTTCCGTGCATCCTTCCACTCT